TTTCTCGCTTGCCTGAGTCATATTGCGTTCAGCTAATTCAAAGTAAGACGTTTTAAGCTCTACTCCGATTGCCTTTCGCCCCATCCTGACCGCGACATACGCCTCGCTGCCTATTCCGAGGAATGGCGTTAGAACCGTATCTCCAGGCTTTGTCCAAAGCTGCATGGCCCGCTCGATAACGTCTAGCTGTAGCGGGCATATATGCCTTTCATCGTCACTGTGCCGCCCCTCGCGGAAATTGAGCGTGTTTGTCTGGCTGATGTCATCCCATATGGGGGATGCATATTGCTGCCAAACGTCAATGCTGGTGCCGCTGTGACCAGGCACGAAATACCACCTCCCATCGTCGTACTGATGCCCGGCAAAGCCTTTTGGCGGGTTGTCTCCCACGTAGTGCGTGAACTCGCCAGAGACTGGGTTTTCGTTACCCCCAGGCTTGCGCATGACGACAACGTAATCCGGTATACCCTGCCTGCTCATCGCGGAGTCCTTCTTGATCTGCTTGTGCAGTAGGCCAAGTGCTTTCGTGCGTTGCATGGCGACTACTGGATCTTTCCAGATGCAAACCTCTGAATGGTAAATAAAACCGGCATCCTGAAATGAACGGATAAGATCACCCCGGAAGTCTTTAATCCCGATGAAACCGTCGTTCTGCTTGCTGGTCGGCAGGTTCATACAGTGAACCGCCATAAGCCGTCCCGGTCTTAATGTTCTATAAAGCTCACTGACGAGAAACCGGAAGTGATCGAAAAATTCTTCATCGTCCTTGACGTTTCCCATGTCCCGGTCACTGTTTGAGTATGTGTATAGAGATGCAAAAGGCGGGCTGTATATCTGAAAATCAACAGATTCATCTTTAAGCCCACCTACTACCTCGACACAATCTGCGTTGTAAATCGCATACTGGTCAGTTATTACTTGATTGATTACGCTACCCATGACGGCTTCTCCATATTTACATTAGGTTTATATTCTGTTTTTTCGGCGCTTGCCTTCCCCAAATCAGCCAGCGTGCAATCCCTCATGATTGCGATCATTTCTGCCTTTAGCTGCTTATGCTGTGATTCTTTCCGCTTAATGTTTGCGAGTACTCCGCCTTCCACATCTGCGCTGACAATGTGCACATGAACTGGCTTGTTCTGACCGTAGCGCCAGCATCGCCTTACCGCTTGATAGAACTGCTCCCATGAATCTGACAGGCCAACAAAAACCATCTGGTGGCAGTTTTGTAGATTTAGCCCATACCCAAACATCCGAGGCTTGCTAATCAGAACTCTTTTCGAGGTATCTTGCTGCTGTTCTGAGCCTTTCAGGGTTGTCTTTGAATTTTCCAAGGGCTTGATTGCAGTTTGTGCAAAGCAGTCCTCTGACAACCCCTGTTGAGTGGCAGTGATCAACGTGGAGCCTTTCTTTTTTTGAGCATCCAGAATCAAGGCATCCGCATATGGCGCATCCACCATTTTGTAATGACATAATTTCTCGATATTCAGCAGGTGTGATTCCGTAAACTCTGAGTCTGTCTGCGAATCTCTTTTCAGGGTTTTTCCGCTGATATTCTGAAACCTTGCTCTTTTCTCTTTCTCTATATTCTTGGTCAGTTGCGTATCGATCTCTTCTTCTTTTGTTATACTCGTCTTGCTGCTCTTTTGTTCTTGTAAACTTTTCTCTGTTTTTCTTTGCGTACTCTCGCATGTATTTTTTTCTGTGGTCTTTGTTTCTTTCCTGCCACTCCTTTGCTTGAGCGAGTCGATTTTCTCTATTTTCTCTATATTTCTGCTGGTCATATTCTGATCGTGACATAGCGTTACTTCGCCTCTTTTGTTTGTAACGTAGCCACTATATCCCAAAAACCATCCTACGGCATTAACTTTATGGTCTGGCTTATCGCTGCCTTTAACTTCAACCGCGTTATCAATCATGTCTACGAGCTGCTGACTCTCACTGTTAAGGTGACACCACACGATACAATGACCACGAATGCCGTTAGCAATCATCGCCGCTTCTGCTACCCTGGCCTCGACCGTATCCTTGCGGGCACGGTTTCGGTCAAGTAGACCCTGAGCAATAGGCGCGAATAGGCCATCCGTCACACCTGACTCTATAACGTGCTCATGGAACACCAGGTCGGGCAATTCGTGCCCGTCATCGGAATAGCCCAAGTCGGACGGCTTTGATATAAACACAGCCCACGTTGCTAGCCATTGGAAAAACTTCTTCTTGCCGTGGCCCTTTAGCCGCCACTTGCTCGTGTCGCCTCCATCGTGGATGAAGAACATCGCCAGCATTTCGGTCTGCGACATAATCCCAAGAAACTCAGACTGAGTGCCTAGCTCCATGAAATCATTAGGCGATGGTGTTGCAGTGCAGCTAAGTCGGTATGGCGTGCCTCGGAAGCCTTCCGTGATCTGCTTCCTGATCTTCCCCTGCATCCCCTTGAGAATGCTTGACTCATCCAACACAACGCCGTCGAACTGGTCTATCTGGACGTTGTGCAATTGTTCATAATTCGTGACAAATACATGCGGGCCAAACACATCCGAACCCGTATAACGCTCTACAGCAATGCCGAATTTCTCTCCCTCCGCGATAGTCTGGTCTGACACCGCCAGCGGCGCGAGAATTAAAACCGGGTTCCCGGTATGCCTTGCCACCTGATCGGCCCATGCAAGTTGCATCAGGGTTTTTCCCATACCTGTGTCTGCAAAAATCGCCGCCTTTCCGCGGTTCAACGCCCATCGGGTAATGTCTGACTGGTGTTCAAACATTCCGTAGCCGGAAACGTCAGAAGAAAACCCAGACGGATAAGACTTAAATTCTTTTTGCTGTATAAAATCCTGGTAACTCATGACTGTGCCTATCCCCAATTAAGAATATATTAGTTCCAGCTTTCCATTTTGTGCGCATCATCATGCGCCATCTTTCGCAACTGCTCCCGGTAATGCTTCGCCACATCATCCCGAGTCGCCTTGTTGTCTTTCAAGATTCCTCTGCGCTTTTCTTGCAGAATATCCACCATCCCTTGACCGATGTGGCCAGTGACCCATGCGGTGAAGTCCAGGGGGTTTTCGGTGAACATGCGGTGACACGAGTGGCACAGTGAAAAGGCGTTGTCTGCACACCATCTAAGGATCTTCTCACGCCGCCCAACGATATGGGCGCACTCTGTCCTACCCTGACGCCCGCAGTGCTCACAGGTGTGGTTAGCGGCGTATCTGATGGCCTCGGAAAAGGCGATGTCGGCATTGCTGCGCTTTATGCCCATCAGCGAATGCTCGGCCATGGTGGTACTTCGATTCCATGCTTGCTGGCTAGATGGCGCGTGATGGTTTCGTAGATTTTCGAGTATTCCACCGTAGTTGGTTTTGTCGTTGAATCCTTGCCGGTCATGGCGATTTGTACAGGCTTCCACAGATGCGCCTTTGCCGAATCCTTTGTCCAGGGTATGTCTACCGTAGGTTTCAGGACGGCGCGCATGTCTAACCCGGCCTCGTTCAGGGTCTTTGCGAGCTGACTTAGCCACTGGTGCAGGCAGTTGTTTTGTGTTCCCGTCCGGCGCTTGCTGACAATCACCTCAACCTCGACAACATCCCCGTCCTGCAAACCGGCATAAAGCTCTATCGCCTCCTGGTCTGCCGGGCAAAGCTGGTCGCAGATGCGCTGGAATTTCATGCGGACACCTCGTCTGCCCAATCGCCTACCGTCTCATGAATCAAAACCTGGACGTGTAGCCCCTCGCGCCTGAGCCTATGCGCAAGAACGTAGGCCGATTTCTGCCCAGTAAACGATTCGTCGTTGTCACCGAAGATCACCAAGCGATTAACGCTTGCGGGTGGCTTGAAGGACTCCAGAAGTGTCGCGCTGACTGCCGACCACACGGGCATGTCATATCTCGCCGCTGCTGCGATGGCCGTCTCGACGCCTTCCGCAATCCCGAGAATGTCGCCGTGCTCGTAGAGTCGAATCGACCCGCCCGCCATTGCCCCGGCTGGTGTCATCACCTTTCGGCAAGTGGTGACATCGGCCTTCTCGCCTTGTGGGGTCAGGTAGGTCACATGCCACGTCAGCGGCTCGCCTTCTGGCCCGGTGAACAGGTGAACCATCGCGGGGAACAGGCCGACTTGCTTACCGTCGTGGTAATAAGCCCACCGTCGAACCTCTCTCGTCTGAGGGGCGCGTGAGAGCCCACGAGAGGCGAGGTAGCGAGATACCGGCCCATCCGTACTGGCGAAGTCCTGCGCCTCTGCCAGACGCTTCAACGCCGGTATGGGATCGCGTTTGGGCTTGGGTTCTTCGGCCCTGACGTTGTTCACGATCTCGTCAATTCGTCTGGCGCAGTCTTTGAACTCAAGGCCGGTGATCGACATGGCAAGCTGCATACCGGAACCCGGACCGCAGCCGGAACAGAAATACGAACCCGATCCGTCTTTGTCGTCCCAGCGGTAGCGGTCTTTACCGCCGCACAGGGGGCACGCGGTGTGCTTGTTGCGAAGGAATGACTCATCAAGCCCCAGGTGCTTGAGGATGCCGAACCATTTTCCTCTGGCCGCTTCGGTGGTTTTCATGAAGCCCTCCGCTTCGCGTAGCGAATCTGCTGCGACCGGACCCAGCTCAAAACCTCGGTTGAAGGCTCTGCCGCATTCACGTCTTTGTGCGCGTTGGGCCACACGCCGAACTTCTTGCGGTACTGGTGCGCGGCCCAGCCCGATTTGTACTGGTAGCGTTTTGAGATCATCTGCAAACCGGCGAACCACTCGCGCTTCTCGGGATTGGCCATCACCCTGTTGGCCTTGCGCTGCGCCTTCGATCCAAGCTCTTCAAGTTCCGCGCTGAATGTCTCGACCTCGGATTTCTTCTCCGGTGCGAACCCACATGCGGGGCACTTGTGGACCTTAGGGGCTTTGATGAACCCACATGATCCGCACGGCTTCGGCAGAGGTTCTTCACGCTCGGTCGCGTTACGCTCAGTGATCTTGCCGTCGCACAGCGCCGAATGCTGCGCCTCGACATCCTCGGGAAAGCCGAGTCGAATGGTGGAATCCGAGTGATCGAGAATCAGGCAGTCATCCTTGCCATCGGCAGTCCTAAGCCCCCGGCCAATGATCTGCACGTACAGCATCGGTGACTTGGTAGGTCGGGCGAGGATGATGCAGCGGACATCCCAATCCACACCAGTTGTTAAACATCCGACCGAGCACACGACAGTCAATTCGCCCCGGTGGAACTGGTCTGCGATTTCCTGCCGCTCTTCCCGATCTGTGTAAGCATCCACGTAACCAGCGGAAACCCCGGCTGCAATGAACTCGGTCTGCATGTGCTTGGCATGGGCGCGGTCTACGCAGAACGCAAGTGTCGGCCTGCCCTGGCCGTGAGTCATCCAGTGGCTAACCGTATCCCCGACGATGGCCCCGCGCTGCATCGCGTCGGACAAATCGCCCTCGTGATAATCCCCGGCCACCGTTCTGACGCCGGCCAAGTCCGGGTGGCTGGCGGCAAAGACTCGGTACGGACTCAGGTATCCGTCGCGGATCAGCTCGCCGATGCTGGTCTCGCAGACAAGTTCTTCCCAATGCTTGCCGAGTCCCTTGGTCCACGGCGTGGCGGACAGGCCGATGAACGGGACGTTGTTCCACTGGTCCATCCACCGCAGTTGGGCCTTGAACACCTTGTGGCACTCGTCCACGAGGACCAGCGATGCGTCGATGCGGTTCGTGTTCCTTCGGGAAAGGGTTTGAATCGATGCGACCTGCACGGGCTTGGCGTAATCCGTCATCGGGTGATCAGCCTGGATAACCCCAATGTCCGATAGCGGGATTCCATACTGCGTCAGGCGCGTGACAGTCTGGTCAATCAGGCTGACAGCCGGGCAAACGAATATCGGCCTGCCGCCCTTCGCCCGGTGGCCTGCAACGATCCTCGCCCCGACCACGGTTTTGCCGAAGCCGGTTGGTGCCTGCACGACGATCTTGCGCTTGCCTGCAAGTATTGCCTTTGCCAAGGAATTTAATGTCCGGGTTTGCGGCGGCCGGAGAATCATCGCCTGCCCCCCCACTCATGTATATCTACTAAAGAACTAGATACGTTTTCCCTGGTACAGGAAGGGTCTGGTGAAGGTGAAGGTGAAGAGGTTTCTTGGGGGTTACCCTGTAGGTTATCTGTGGGTTTACCTATAGGTTTACCCATAGGTTTACCTATAGGTTTACCTATGGGTTTCTTGGGGGTTTCTTCCTTGCGGGGCCTGCCGCCCTTTTTGCCCGACTCTCTTGCTGATTCTCGCCGTGCCTGAGCTGCTTCAAATTCTCGCTCCAGCCGCTTCTGTCTCCAGGTGCCGCCCTCGATCACAAAGAATCTCGCCAGCTTGGTGCGTTGCTTTACCCACTGTGCTCGTGGCAGGCGAACGATGGCGGCAAGCTCCTCATCATCATCTGGCAACGGCCCAGACTTCCAGTGCTCCATGAGGAGGAGGAAGTAAGCGCCGTGCTGCTCAGTGGTCAGACGCATGGTGTCCGCAAGGTAGTCGCCTATGTAGATCGGCATCCAGATGTCTACCTTTGCCACTACGCAACCCCCTCAAAACCAAACGTGCGCTTTCGCACAGACAGGTATGTCGGTTTTCCTTTACATTGACTGCCCTTCAATAATTGGGGGCTGTTGATTGCGATTTTCCGGGTGTGTTTTTTTTGACGCATTAGGCGGCACCCTTCAAGCCGGGTAAGCTCAACTTCTCCATACGCCTCATCATCTGCGCCATCTGCTGCTGGGCCTCGATGAACTGTCGCTGAAGCGCTGCGGCTTCGTCCTCTGGCTCTACTGGACTTGGGTTTGCATAACCACACTCACCGGCGATGAACGCCATGGCGGAGTGGATGCCCTTCTTGCGGCCTTCCCTGAGAATCCAGAGGACATCTGACGGGTGCAGATTTTGCGCGTGATCCGGGTTCAGGCAGTTCGCCAGCTTACGGCCAGCTTGATCTGCGGGTTGAGTCGGCCAAAGCTCTACGCCGACCCTCTTATAACCACCAATCGCAGCAATGACGTGGCCTAGAGCCGCGTTTATGTCTTCGTGGAAGAGCTCTTCTTGCATCGTTACGACCTCGTCTTATGGCGTCGTAAGCCCGAGTTCGGGCCAAATAAAAACCGCTCTTAGGGAGCGGTTATGCGGCTGAGTCAGCAGATGATTGAGAGAGGTAGTGATGCAGTAGTTCGATTGTCCCTACCGCTGGGTTGTCCACCTTGCCTTGAGCAATGTTCTGGATGGTCCTGTACTTGACGCCGGTTGCCTCTACGATTTCAGGCCAGCTGCCTCGGCGCTCTTCAAGCATCCGGCGCACTGCGGGTAAAAGAATGGGCGTGTATTTCATGGCGCTTTCTCACAATGAACGATTTATGGTTCATAGTATATGTACGAATTAACAGCCATGTCAAACCATTATTGGTTTATTGCCGGTAGTAAGATTTCTGGCATGAAGAAAAAAACAACAACGCGCGCCACGGTCATTGCTAATATCAGGATGCTGATGGTTGTTGCTGGAGACAGCGAGCACTCGCTAGGCAAGAAAATTGGCATACGCCAATCAACGATCAGTAACATGCTGTCCGGTCGTCACCGAATAGACATCGAAAAAGCAGAGACCATTGCAAACATTTACGGGCTTGAAGGGTGGCACTTGCTGCTTAAAGACCTGCCCAAGGACTTGCGGGAATCAAAAGCTATATCTAGGCTGTTTCATGACTACATGAAGTCCAGTCCAGAGGGCCGGGACTTGATAAGCAGAATGGCGGATCGCGAAGCGCACTACGGGCGCAGCGATGATGACGAGCCACCCACCGGCACAAAGGGATGAATAATGGCACTGACAGAATGCACCGAATGTAACGGAAAGATATCTGACCAAGCTGATAAGTGCCCTCACTGCGGCGCGCCCACCAGCAGCCAGCCTGCCCGGTCCCTAGACCCGAAAGACAACCCCGCGCTTAGATACAGCGACCAGGAAGTATCGGTCATGCTGTCGAAGAAAAAGAAAACATCTCACCTGCTGCACTTGTTTCTGACTGTGATTACTGCTGGCATTTGGTCGATTATGTGGATACTGGTTGCGGTAAGCAACGCATCCGAGAACTCGCGCATTGATCGCAAAATAGCCAAGGGGAAGTAACCCTAAAAAAATTTATGAAAAATAAACCATTTTTGGTTTGACAAGCACGCCCCTACTGAACTATATTTGGTTCATGCCAACAACAAACGCATGAAGGGGTACACCATGAATACAGACCAGCTAATCCAGAGCATCGCAGCCGCAGCAGGCGTACATCCCAGCGTCGTACTTAACGCTGCCGAAGCCTGCGCCGACTTTATCGATCGAAACGGCGCTGCCGAGGAATTTATCAGCGATACCGAAGAAGGCCAGACCAAAACCGCGCAGGCCGTCTATGCCGGGTACGCCAGAGACTGCCGCCGCATGTCTATCAAGGCGCTGTCAGACCCCACCGCGATGGCTGCACTTCAGGGCTACGTACTCGCTGCCGCACAGGAAAAATTAGCATGACCTACATCCGCACACAAGATGGCCAGTACAAGCTGGTAACAGAAGATGGCACATTCATAGGCGCGAGCTTGGAGAGGGTCCGACTTGAGGCAACGATAGCGGCTAATGATCGCGCTTTACGTCGAGAGCGTGCCGAGAACTTCCGGCAGATAGCCCTTGAGGAACAGCGGCTGGCTTTGGATTTCAACGAAAGCCGGAGGTCCGGACGATGATCAACACCGAACTACTCAACGAGCAATTACAGCTTGCAGATATCAACGCGACTGACGAGGACATTCTTGATCTGGCAGTAGATGCATGCATGAGAGATAAAAAGCTGTTCCGGGATGAGCTGTCAGAGGCAACATACGGACACGAAATCACGCTGCACGCGATGTTGGCGGCAAAAGATTATGTTGCTATGGGCCATGCGATAAATGTTCTGTGGCGGCGCTACTGCGG